AACTGTTCTGCCTGTGCATCCTATCATATGCTGATAGTCATGATCATAGACAGGAACTACAATACGACCAAACATTTCTTTGCCAGACACGCCACAGTACCCTACGTCGTATTTATCTAAAATTTCTTTAGAAAAACCTCTATCTATATAATAGGGATGGGTCATGTCTAAGTGTTTTCTGACAACACTTCTTGGAACTCCGTTGGAGGTCTTTTCTGATTGATTGCTTGTGTTTTTAATAGCTGCAACAAATTTACTTTTATCTCTGTGAGTATGGTCAATAGATATTTTGTCTAGGTCTTGATTAAGAAAAGCTAAACAAAAAGTTAAAGTTTCTTGGAAAGAAACGGTTTTGTCTCCAGACTGTTCCCAGGCGTGTTTGTGTCTAGATAAAATACCTCTGATAAATCCGATAACGGAGCCCTTAAATACGTCTTCACAGCCATGAGTCCTACACTTCCAGTTACCTCTATAAGAATCCCCTTGAGGATATATATTTAAAGCTGTTGTATTATCTCCTCCGTGTATAGGACAAGCCATACTTAAAAGTTTGCCATTACAAGAATATTCAATATCAAATTTTTCTAACAATTCTTCAATATTGTCACACAATCCGTCACAGATTACTTTTAGTTTATCTTGACTAATTAAATGGGAATGTTTCTGTTTCTTCACCGTCTTCTCCAATAATAAAGCCATCCTTATCGTCTCCTATATTATTAACTACTTCTTGTCTAGTTTTGCCTTCTGTAATTTTCGCACACCAGCCTTTCATATGACAATTAATATAATCATTATCGTCTAAGCCTCCTCCGTGCCTACTGATAATAGGAACTAATTTTCTATTGCCATGGTCTGGACCATCTTCTGCTATCTCTTCATCTGTTTTTCTTTTAAATATACTAAAATTACTACATAACCATACAATTCTGTCGGAACCACTTGCTGCATCAGTAGTCTCTTTTGTTATGCCATCCCTATTTAATTGTATAAATGTGACAATAGGTATTTTATATTTTACAGCAAAATTATGCAGTGCTGTCATCATGAAGCCCAACACTTGGTACTCTTTCATATCTTGAGACATGCCTTGTGAGTCCATCAGTTTTAAGTAATCGTAAAATATAACACAATCTTTAGCTGTTCCATCACTATTCATTCCTACTTCTGTCATTATCCATCTTCTCATCAAAGATATCTGTTCATCAAAGCCTTTACCTGCAATAGACTTATAATACAGCTTAGAGTCTTTAATCTTTTGTATGCCTTTTTCTATTTTTGTTTTATTGCTAGCGGAATCTACAAATTTACCAGTTTCTATCTTATCTATAGATACTTCTGTGATCATTGCCAATATGCGGTTGATGTGGTCTTCTTTGTTCATCTCGGTATCTAAATTCAATACGGGAATACCAGCTTTACTTGCTATAAAAAATCCCATGTTATCGGACAAAAGAGTTTTACCTGTTTTGGGTCTAGCCGCTATAACATTTACTGTTCCTTTTCTTAATCCTCCACCAATAGAAGAATCATAGACGGGAAAGCCTGTAGGAATACCTACTTGTTCTGTTTTATTGTCTATAAGATGCTGAATATATTCGTCTATATCATCACTCATAGGCGCTGGGTGATTTTCTGTGTCTGTTAAACTTTCTGAAAAATTTAGTACTTTATCCTCTGCTATAGATAAAATAGATGATACATTTTCAGTACCTGTTACTTCTAGTAAATCATTTTGTGCAGATTGTAGGTTTTCTCTTAAGGATCTAGCTACTTCTAGTTTTCTAATTTGTGTAGCGAACTTCCTGGCATTATCTCTTTCTACGGGAAAGTCGATGACAGCTTTAAGGTGTTGGTTCTCTTCTTTTGTAGAAAATACTTTAGACATTCCTAATTCTTGAGCACTGCTATATATGGAAGCTAAGTCAATCTGATTTTGATTATTGTTCTCTATCGACTTTTTAATACACTGAAAAATATTGCAATTACTATCTATAGTAAAACACTTATCTGTTAATATATCTGAAACATCATAAAATATATCTGAACCATACTTGATGATGGCTGCTAATATAGCGCGTTCAGCGGAAGGGTTTGATAGTATCATTTTAGCCTGACTGTGTGGAACATTTATTGCATTTATATCTGTTTGCTCCCTCGAAAAGCAAACCCTGACTTATATTTTCTTCCCTACCGCAAATCCTGCATCTAACAGAAATGCTTTCCACAGAAGGTCTTGATCTAGGTGTGGGTGGGAATTGTTGAAGTTTTTCATCTATTTTGCTATCTTCTTTATGCATATTCATTTCGGGCATATCTAAAAATTTATTAGTAGACTCTTGCTTGTCTGGTTTTTTCCTAGTTGCTCTAGGCTTCTTTGTTGCTTTTTTCTTTGTTCTCTTTTTCTGTGTTGTTTCGGGTTCTTGTTCCGTGTCAGAAAGTAAGGAGCCCAACAAGTCTATAAGTTGTTGAATTTTTTCAGGATCTTGCTTTAATTTATTGATGTCCATTTTTATTCTTATTCCTATTAATAGCCATAAGTATATCCGAAAGATTTTTTATAGAGTTAGCAGTATATGATAATCTGTCCATTCTCTGTTTAGCATATTTTTTAATCTTGCTTAAAGATTGGGCAGCTTCATTGTGTTTAACTGCTTGGTAATATTTTTCTACATAGCCGTAACCTTTATAGGAGTTTAATTCGTCTGCTATAGTTTCTTTTATAGTTTCCTCAGCCCAATTATGTCTAGCTATTTCTCTATTTAAAGTTCTTTGTATATGAAAAGCGAACTGAGATAGTCTGTATGAAATTTGAGCTGTGTCTTCTGGAGATAATTTTTCAATTACATTTCTATCCATAGAAAAGTATTCATTAAGTTCCTTTTCGTTGATGAGACACTCGTTATATTTAGGGAAGCCAATACTATTTTCATAGGAGTCTAAAACCCCGTCCCATTCTTTGACTTTCTCTTTTGTATTCATTTTAGTTCTCTATTATTTCTTTCCATTGTTCATCTGTTTGATCAAACTTCAATTCTAGATGCGTAATATTGTTTAGCTCGCACCATTCTTTTTTCGACATATCTCGTTGTTTAGCTTTAATGAAATTAAATCTATTGCCGTGATAGTGTCCTATGAATTTATAATGTTGCTCTCCGTGAACTTCAATGCAGGTCTTAATTAGGGGTACATAAAAATCTAAATATAAAACTTCTTTTTTCCTGACATGAACTGGTATCTCTTCTAATATCTGTAGTGTTGGATGAACTTCTTTAAGTAGACTTCTTGTTCTTAGGTGTAGTTTTGACTTATTAAGCATTCTAGCATGAGAAGTATTGCCTGTCAATAGCCAATTTGTAGAATTCCCTTCCAGGTCTATAACTATCATTACTAAATACCCATAGTCTCTTTAATTAAAGCATAGAGTTTTTCATAAGATCCCGGATTATTCACTATATATTGTCTAACTTTTTCTACCCCTTGAGCCTTGGGTTTTTCTTTTTCCTCTACAAAACTAAGAGTATACCATGCTCCAGCTTTTTGAATAAGACCTAAGTCTATAGCTAGATTAACTACTTCCATTTCTTTATCTATGCCCTGTCCATATCTTAAATAACTAGTAATAGATCCTCCCGGAGGACCTAATGCTGAGGTGACGACTTGCCATGTTACCTCTTGCCCTATTTGAGAGTTGGTATCTTTATTTAATAGCCAAGGTGAGAAAGTTTTAGCTCTAAGTTTAATGTCCGTTTGATATGCTACGGCTTGACCACTCTTTTCTTTGAACTCTGCACCATAACCTGTTGGGTTTCCCATAAGGTGTGTAATACCAATTACTAAATTTTTGTTCACAGGAATAACATTGGCAACTTTTCTACAAAACTTAGCTAAGAGTTTAGCGCCATCTGCTCTTTGCATTTTATTCATATCTGATGTAATTTCAGCTTCTGTACATAAAGCTGAATAAGAGTCAATGATTAATATACTGCCAGGTTCTTGATTAATTATTTTTTCTGCAATTTGTAAGTATTCTTCTGCGTGCAAAATCTTACCTTGCTGAGAACCTATTACATCAAATCTATCTAAATCTAATTCTGGTATTCCTTCTAAATCTCGTTTTTTTAGTCTACCCTCAATGTTTAGGTAGTACGCTCTTCTAGGAGAAGGTAAGTCTCCTTGATATTCAGGTTTAAGGGCAGTAGCAGCAAAGGATAAAGACGTTGTAGTCTTCCCACATTTGGGCTGTCCTGTTAGTACAATAAAACTACCTTCAGGAACACCGCCATTTAAAATGATGTCTAATGAGGGCCCGATGGGGACTACCATTGATGGTTTGTCTATAATCGAGTTAGCTGATAAAATTATATTTTTCCCAAAAGCTTTCGTTACTTCTTCTTTTAATTTAGCCATTTTCTATTCCTTAGTCGTCTAAAATATCTATTATATTTTTCTTATTAGATTTATATTCTTGTCTTGTTTCCAACTTGGTGTGATCAACTCTTTCTATACTTTCATGAGGCTTGGTCTCTGTATTATTAATTAAGTTTTGATGATGTTCTATAATAGCGTTTAGGTGAGGAGCTCTCAATGAAAAAATTCTTACAGCCTTCCTGTCATTTAATGCATCTACAATTGCTTTAGAACTATAAGCTTTAAGTAATTTATTCGCTGTAGATATTTGACTCCTATAATATTTTTCCCAATATTTACTGGTTTGCCAGAACCTGAAATGTAAATCCTTTTTCTCTTTCTTTGCTTTGTGCTCGCATATAATCTCTGTTATATATTGAGCAGCAGATACTCTTTTATCGTTAGAGTATTTAGAGATGTATTCCATTATGCTATTTGTTTTCGTCTAATTTATATATGCAATTAGAAATATTTGATTGATTATTTGAATTACTCTTTTTAGACGCATCGCTTATCTCAGAAGCTGTTCTGGTCATTATCGTGACGCCAGACGAGCCTTTGCCCGCTGTTTCGTTTATCATAAAATCTTTTGCTGTTTTTCTTTTGTTTGGTACAGCTTCTGCTACTTCTGATGATTCAGTAGTTTCTTTTTCTTTTTGATCAGCATAAAGCTTAATTATTCTTTTTACTCCAGATTTTGGTATGTCCAAATCTTCTGAAATTTTATCTATATCTTTGCCTTGAGATTCTAGCCATAGAACGGCATATCTTTTGATTAAATTATTATTCATTAGTTGTTTTCCCTTTCAGCATTGACTAACCATGCTAAATTTTTAGTCTTTAAAAATGATAGGTAGTAATTAAAACATTTTCCATTTACTCTAGTATATCTGTTTGTTTTTGATCCTTTGCAGGTGTTGTCTACAAAATTTTTATGTCCACTAAATTCTGTTTGATTATCGTAGTCAAAAGGATTAAGTAGTTTATGAGAAGGGTCGATACGAACCATATGTTTAACGATGTTTTGCGTCCTTACCGTTTTAGCATATGCCTCTGGTCCGTCTTCTTCTAATACAAAGTTTCCTTGGTCGTCTTCCGAACCTAAATTCAGATTAGTATAATAGATTGTGTTAGACATGATCTTTCCATAATTCTTTTGATGTTTGTTCTAAACAGCTAGTAAAGTGATTTAAAAATGTATTCATAGAATTTTTATAGTCTATACCTGTAGGTACAGGAATATGATATGATTGATCGAAAATAAATTCCGATGAGATTATTTCGCCTTCGTCATTTTGATTAAACACATTACCTTCTATTTTAAAAACTATTTCTCTTGGGCAGTCTATAAGTTTTTCAGCATTAGTATCTACTAGTCCAGAAAATCCATTCTGAGCGTATGCCGTGCCTATTGTGTCAATCACTTCTTTTGGTAAATCTGTTTCTCTTAAAGCATCAGTAACAGATTGTGCAATATTTTTTTTCTGACTATCATCTAAGTCCATTTGATACCTTTCGTTTTTTTGATTCTTTTCATGTTTTTTGGCAATGGCATTTCCGGGGCATTTTCTCTATAGTCATTATGCTTTTTGAATAGAGCTTGTTTATGGTCATCGCTCATCTTATCTCTATTTCTATTGGCTAAATCTCCAATAGTTTTAAGTTCAGAGTCTGCTTTAACAACAGAACCTCTCATGTTGGCTAAGTCTTGCTGGTAATATCTATTTGTATTGTTTGATTGACATAAAGGGCATGATTGTTTGTCTGTGTATTCAGAAATAGAAGAAACTATGCTAAATATTTCTCCACAATCATCGCAAGTAAATGTATATTCTGGCATTATACTAATTCTCTTTGGGCTTCTTTTAACCACCGTAAATCTTTTGATTTTAAATACTTGGTATATTTATCAAATATAGAAGGGGATACTTCTTTAAAGTCTCTTGTGCTTTTACATGTAGAGTTTATAAAGTGATTGTTCTTTTTATCTTTAACTGTAGATAATATCTCTATGGGATTAAACAGTTCTTGATCTGCATCCATTCTGATATAGTATCTATAATCATTACCTCTTTTATCTCCAAAGTGCTTAGTAGGCTTATTTGGTAATGCTTTTGCACATAGATTTTCTGTTTCTAATTCAAGTCTAGGAAAGCCACTATCGTCTATAAAATCTTCAGAACCTACAGCACAATATAGGCGTTCTGTTTTTTGTTGATTTTTAGAGTTATTAGAGATAAACTCGTTTTGATTAATTCTCATTCGGATTGTCCTGTATAAATTTTCCATTCTTCTGGTATCTTATCTTTCATAATAGAAAGCCTAGATGTAACATGCAAGTACTTATAAGTACTAAATGGTCTAATTGGTTTGTTTTGTAGCTTCATTTTTGCTTGTTGTGGAGTTTTATTGCTTTTTCTTAGATTGCATTTAGCACATGCCGTAACTATATTTGTCCAAGTGGTAGGGGAGGTATCATTAGAAAGCCACTGAGATTTTGGTATAACATGGTCATAGGTTAATTCTTGTTGAGAATATCGACAATTACAGTATTGGCAGGTATAGTCATCTCTAATAAATAGATTTTTTCTAGAAAAATTAACAGAATGTTTATGTAATTTTAAATAGTTTTTTATTTTTATTACAGCTGGTAATATAACCTTATCATTACTACTTTTGATAAAATCTGTTTTATAATATTCTACAATATCCATAGAGATGCCTTCAGGTCTATTATTGAGTCTATACGCCCAAACAATAGCTCTCTGCCAATCCACGATGGCTACAGGACTATAATCAGCGTTTAACACTAAGCAAGGCTTATGATCTATTCTCATACTCATCTAATCGAGATATAACGCGAGATATTATTTCATTTCTTACAATATCAGTAGATTCTAATTCAGCTATGCCTAATCCCTCCACCCCAGATAATACCTGCATTAATCTTAAAAAGCCTCCCTGTCTATTATACTCTAAATCTGATTGAGCAACATCTCCAGTTAAAACCATTTTACTATCCATGCCTATTCTAGTCAATAGCATTTTCAGCTGATCATAGGAAGCATTTTGGCATTCATCGGCTACAATAAAAGAGTTATGAAAGCTTCTGCCTCTCATTAAACCTAAAGGCACTACCTCTATTCTTTTGCCGACTTTCAGTTTAGCATAGTGCTGCATTTCTAGAAAATAATTTATTTCATCAAACAAAGGAAGTAAGTACGGATGTAGCTTATCTTCTGCTGACCCAGGCAAAAATCCCAGTCTCTCACCAGCCTCTACGACAGGCCTAGTGATTACAATTTTATCTACTTTGTCTTCTATCAGATACTCTAAAGCCATGCCTATAGCTATATGAGTTTTTCCACTACCGGGAACACCTTGGCAGAAAGTAATGGTGTTTTCTGCTACGGCTCTAATATAATTTTTTTGATTAATAGTTCTAGGTTTTAATCTATTTTTAAAACCAACAACTATTTCTTCTGGATTAATTTTGTTAGTATTTAGTTTAATAGAGCCTTTACGCGAACTATTTTTTGTTTTTTTTCTCAAAGTTGTACCCCTTTAGGAATGAAATCAAATGAGACATGCACCACCTGCACAACTGATTTCTTCTATTCCTACGGTATTGTCCTCTGTTTCTAATAGTTGTGTGTAGTCTACCTTACTAAAGCTTTCATATAAATCAGTATAAATTTTCCAGTTATACACATCTTTCATACAGTATGTTAATCTTTTAAAGTCTCCGTCAAAGTATTTTTTTGCAAATCTATGCATTTTGATAGAGAATAGTTTTTTATCGTCGCTGTCTGCATCTGTGGATTGATTTAAATTAATATAATCACAAGCTGCCCACAAATTATTATTAAAAGCATTTAAGCCTAATTCTATCAACCCTGAACACCATAACCCAGCATCGCCATATTCTTTAACAATTTCTCTACTAGTGTAAACTGTAGTAAAGGGGGCTTGGGGGTAATCTTTATCTCCACTTTGTGGGATCAGGCTAATTCCAGCAAAAAACTTTCTATTGTTGTAAATGAATTTAGTAACAGACTCCCATTCATCCGGCTGCACTGTCACTGTGTTACTGACATTATGACTTAAAAAGTCTTGAGTGCATAAAGATCTGTTTTTACCAGAATGAACCCAATTCTTTTGAGCGTCTTTAACAACACCTAGCATTTCTACCGCAGGTAATTGATTTTTTAGCTTTGATCCATCAGGTACTTCTATAGGGAATTTTACCACTTCATCTGTATCATTTGCAGACCAAGATGATTTTTCACAAGCTAGGGGGTTATAGCTTTTAAAATATTGATATGGAGGTTCTAGAATATTAGCTTGTACATGTCTAATATATCTTTTAGCATGATGGGGATGTATGCCTGACGATGTTCCTAGCATAGAACTTGAAGTTCCTTCAGGCTTTAAGCATGTAACTCTGGCTGCTTGGTTGATAGAAATTTTTTGAGCCAACTCTTTGTTGGTATCAACAGCTATCTTAGCTCCTTTTTTTAGAACTTTTT